AAATATTGGCCGCCTTCACCGGCCACGTTAACCCTGGCCGTGAATCCCGTTACGGTTTTACTCGTAGCCCCCCACATGTTACCGGTACTGAATCCGGCATCAGAAACAATCACCTGCGCCACTTCCGCAGGGAATGGAATAGGAAATGTAACGGCCCTCGAAGTAACGCCAGTAAAGTCTATAGGCCCGTACTGAATAATAAGGGCACCTAATTTGTACCAGCCTGTGCCATAGGAAAACCCAAGGTTCGAAAGCGCCGCTGTGATAGCAGCAGCGCCATCAGATTTAATATCTGCGAAAGGGTTGGCGCGACTTAAAAGTAATTTTCTTAATGCCGTAAGCATCTGGTCACGTTTGGACTTATCGAGAGCCAGCCCTGCCGCTTCGACTACCGCAACCAGCTCCTCCTGCAGCATGTCAAAATAATCATCATCAAGATCGGTAGCTGGCGTCCCTGTCTGCGGATTACCACGGGTAAAGCCATTTTTCCCCGCGCCGAACTTATCTTTCTGCGCAGTAGGTGTGTCAATACGATGCATAGTTTCTCCGGTTACGGATATTTGAAAAGTACGTAGGTATGGGACGGGCAGAGTTTACTGATCACGCATTCCGCGACCGTATCACCCCAGTAACGAACCGGGGTGTCGCAGTCATCAGTACACGTCATCCAGGTAGCATCCGTTGAGGACGGCATGTTGACCTGCCAGTAGTAACGCCATTCAGTTGAATACACGGCTTCGGTACAGGCAGAGGTACATCTGAACGGCCCCTTGTTGTAGCGGGTGATCGTCGCCCCTGGCTTGCCCAGGGCAGCAAGCTGGTCGAGGTAAAACCTCTCGTTAATACCACCGATTAAATTGACCTTTGCGTCCAGCCTGCTCTGACGCTGCAGCAGCGTTTGCGTCCCCGCAGGGATACATTCATCAGGCAGGCCGCAGCAGGTTTCCCAGCGGTTAATCAGCTCGGTGGTTGTGCGCGGATCTAATTCCAGCATCAACTCATCGGCGCGCTGGTGAGCCCGCCGCAGCGAGGGAGCTGCGCCGATAATTGCCGGATCGTCAACTGACCATGCAGGACCAGGCGGCAACAGGGCTGACATCAAATGGATGTAGTCGTCATCAGTCACGTCCATGCGAGCGTCCCCAGTATGGCCAGTTCATTTTTGGCGATCGAGATACTGGCTGTCGGAGCCACCAGAACATGGCTGTGCTCGCCTGCTGCGATGGAAATAGCCTCGTTTATTCGTGAGATTTCGAGTTCACCTTCCGGGTATCCGTCCCTCAAAAGAAACGAGCGTAACTCCGCCGTCACTGCCGCACGGACTTCTGGCGTGTCAGGTGTCAGGCGTATTCTGAAATTGACGTTATGGCCGACGGGTGCGAACGGATACAGATCAGCGCCGGCAACAGGGGCAAGCGGGGCGATGTGGGCTTTTACTGCTGCAACAGTTGCTGCGTCTGGAATGGGATTGACCGGATCATCGCTGGCCACCATCACGCCCACCGTACCAGCCCCCATCCAGTGCCTGTAGGTCCACGCCCGGGTGATGCCCGGCACTTCTTTGGCCCA